CTTGGACTCTTAAATATTAATTTTATTTGAGTCAATAATTAATTAATTATTTATAAATAAATAACCCGGTATCTAGTTGCTTGTCAACTGTGATTGCTGAGCACTGTAGAATTAAAATCAATTAATTGCGCTTACTTAAGAACTTTTTGTTTTTGCTTAGGTATTTTGATTAATTTGACTTCTTCTTCATCTTCTTCTTCATCATCTATTAAATTTTCCTTAATTTCTTCTTTTACAGGTGGTAATTTTAATGGTTCTGGTTTAACCAACCTCAATTTTCTTTTTCCTAATGGTACATATGATGTAGGTACTCTTTCAACTATTGACTGTTCTGGTAATATATAATGTGCTTCTAATGCTGTAGTTGTCTGTGATCCTCTGTATATAGTGAAGGATTTCACTGGTCTATTAAATGTTACCAAATTGTGTTGTGGATTATTGTAATCTATTGCACGAGTTGAGTAAGCTATAACTGCATCTATTTGTCCCCATTCTGCAATAACTGATGCTATGTAATTTTGAATATCGTTCCCAGATGTATTAATTGTGAAAATCAGATGTCTATTTTCTGGATCATCTCGTGGATGACAATCTACCATGATTGCTTGATCTCTTAGAAAATTGAATTCAAATCCTTGTGTAGTTATTTCTCTATCTCCTAATTCTGGATTTAAACGCACATTGGCTACAACTGGTGCATTGAGAGTGTCTAGTGCCGTATTTCCAAAGAACCATAGAGGTTGTCCTAATCTCATTGGCACTTCTGTATCATTATATGTAAAAACGAGTGCACCATCATCATCTTTGTCTATTTGAATTATTGCTCCTATTGAAGGGTTGTCTGTTATTGAACAGGATATGGCAGCCATATTATCATCATCTCTATTTAATACTTCATTTGTGGTGGTTATTCCTGTATTGTAAAAGGCATGTGACAATCCTATAGGATTTTTGAAAGTATAAGCATAATCTATATAAAAATATCCTGGTATAATTTTATTGCCTTGATTATTAATACATGCTACAGAAATAGCCATGAATATAAATGGATTAGATTCTTGATCAAATTTTCCTGCACATCTAAATAGATTAAATTGTAAATTTGAACGCATAGTAACGTTAGATGTGAATGTTTTGTAACATTGTGTCATCATACCACCAGGGGATGTCCTAAGTGTCTGTTGGAAATTATTGGTTGATGGTAGTGTATGCCACAATGTTCCTGCAATCACGTTTCCTTGTTGTGTTACCGCACATTGGGGTACATAAGTGACTTTAAATAATAATGGTCGGTAATTCTGATATCCTGCTGCTAATGCTGCTACTCTAGTTCCTATCCAATAACAAGGATTTGCTGGAATTACTGTGATAACTGGTGTTTCATTGTTAGTATTTAAGTTATCTGGTATTGCATAGACTAAATCTCTTCCTTTAACAGTCATGGAATTGCCATCTTGAGATGTTATATTAAATATTCTCTTAAATGATTTTGCTTGTGCTGCTGGCATTCTGAATCGATTTGCTAATCTTCTTACTCTATTACTTCTTCTATTCTTCTTCTTAATAGTTTGTCCTAATTTCTTTATCTTCGTGTTTAAGTTCTTAAGCTTGCGTTTAGTAGTTTTAGTAGTCTTAGTATTCATTAAAATTTATTAGGCCCACCAAAGATTTGAGTTCTTCGGTATCAAATTCTGCATTTATTTGATCATTAATATACTTCAGCTCTAATATTGTATTTTGTTCTGTTCTGATATTGTATCGTAGTTGCATATTATCCCAATAATTAGGCAATATTAAATCTTCTGAATCTTGTCTTCCTTGTATTTCATATAACTTCTTTAATCTTGAATTAAATATATCACCAAATCCAAAGTCATATTCAAATAAATGTTCCTTCATCCTTTTTGTCTTTGCTAATGAATCAACTAATTTTCGTTTGAATTCTGGTAATTTGTGGTATTTATCATAAATTTTCCTTGCTTCTCTTCTGTGTGCTTCAGCCATTATTTCAAATATTTCTATTCCTGGATAGCTCTTCTCATAACTAACTGCTAGATCTATATGATATTGTACTAATTCACTCCAGTTCTTGCTTTTCGCTTTAATTGAATATAATGCTAAATTGTATAGTTTCTTGGGATCTCTTGTTAATGTGATTTTGTTGTACGTGTCATCAACATACCATGATCTTAGTGAACAAAATTTAAATGATGACAAATCTCCTATATCCAAAAATTTACATATTTGTCCTAAACCTCCTCTCCTATTATCCAATATTTTGTATTGATTCACGGGTTTACCAAGGAAAAATTTTTCATATACTGATCTTATCTTAGTATCTGATATTCGTTGCTTATATAATACTGAAAAGTCATCCCCTTTGGAGAATACAACAAAATCAACACCATACTTCAACCCTGATCTTTCATTGGCATAAATATTGTACATTGCCATTCTTATAGTATTAGCTAGAGTTGTGTCTGAGTCTCCTGAAAATACGGTACCAAGTACCTTGTAAGTCATATAAGTCTTGGGTTTTCCATTCTCATGGTACTTGACATCCATAGTCTTATAATGTAAATTGGACAATAATTCAAATTCTTGTTTGGGTACATGGTATATCTTATCTTTAATACGGTTATATATGTATCTATCCAAAGCTTTTAGTGTGATATCTTGAGAATTGTCAAATGCTGAGCCATCCCCTTCTACTACCTTTGTGAATCCTTGTTCTGCATAGTTGTTTATCTTTTCTGCCATTTCAGTTAGATTCATTCCTCCGCAATATCCGTTTAGCTTGTGTGCCATCAATTCTTCCAATTGCCAACATACAGGTCCCATTGTGTACTTGATTCTTTGTGGTATGGAGCATACCATTCTGGGTTTTCCGTCAGCAGGTTGTAATTCAGCTTTAACTATAGCTTCATAATGTAGTGTGAGTTGTCGTTGCCTCTCTTTTTCTGAATAAAGCAATCTATGTAAATCAGGTCTTTCATAATACATCTTAATAGGCTTGATTGCTTGTTGTTTTGCTGCTGATAAATGATTATACCACTGTGTAACATCATATGAGAAGTGGTCTAATTCATATCCTATTTCATTATCTATTCGATTAGTTGCATATTGGATAAAATCTTTTGCTATTGTTGCTGATGGAGTTGGAGCTGTCTTCATTTGTCGTTTTGCTGCTGCAAATAATGTTTGCTTATTTTTCCCATACATCATCACCTCTTTTTCATGGAAATTGATATTGGTTCCAAGTATTTTCATAAATCCTATTTTATCTGGTTGCTTGTCCTGTATTTGGCGCACTTTAATATCATTAATTGTTTGCATATTTTGTACAAGCAGGGATGGTAGTTTGCTATCATGTAGGAATTTGTAATGTTCTGGATGTGTAGTTTTTGACAATTCCTCAAGTTGCTTGTCCTTAATTTTGATTAATAATCTTGGAAATCCTATCCTTTTATAATAATTTTGCTCATCTTCTGTTATTAAATTGGCTTGGATCATTGCATTGAAATATGGTATATCTTCTTCAGTTACGGCTATCTTAGGAATAGTTTGTAGTGTAGGATGCATTGCATTATGGAATTCGAAGCTGTTTGAGTAACAGCACACATTATTGGGTGATGCGTGTTCTTCAATGTTATCAGTTGTATAGGTAAATTTGAAAGTTTGATCTGTAACATTGAGATCAACGCGATCCCCAATTTGTTTGGTGGGCCTTAGTGAAAACCCTGAAGGGTTTC